CTAAATCTCTTAAATTGACTTCTTTTGGTTTTTCTGGCTTTGGCAATTTAGCAAATTCATTTTTAACTTCATCTCTGATAATTTCCTGAATTTTTTTATAGTTAATATCTATCCCCCCTCCCCCAGAACCAAACGCTTGATTCCACCTTTGCTGGACCAAAAGATTTATTTCTTTTCTCTCATAACGATTGCTTTCAGTTGTATATGCCGAATCGTCATAAACTTTAACAATAATCTGAAGAAAATATCCTTGCCCTGAAACATCAGCAGGAATTTCGTAATTGTAATCAAACCTTTGGCTACCCCTATCCGTAAGGTTAAGGGTTGCCAAAAGCTCATTGGTTCGTGGTTTGTAAACCAATGCTCTTACATAACGAGTCGCAGTATCGGTTGGGTCTTCAAGATAGCGTGTTATTGGATATGTTTCCTTTGGTTCTACTTGTAGCATTTTATCTTCCCTCCATTAAAATAAGAGTGCTTGATGAGGTGGTGGCTGTTGCCCATATTTCTCCACCCCAGAAAAATCCTCCTGGAGTTGGCATCTCATAATAAGTGAAATCTTCACCTGATTCTCCCGAAGTGGCTAATCTTATTCCTGTTTGCCAATAAGTAGTAGTTGACTTTCCGTTGTCTGGAAAAGCGATATATACTTCATAATCACCAATGTTCTGAATTCTTCTGTATGTTCCTCCAGAATTAGCACTCATTATTTTTGAAGAAGAAGCATTCTCCGATTCGGTTGACGCATCAGTAGATGAATTGGTAATCCCACTTCTTGTAATGATGAAATCGGCGGAGCCAAGTGGATTTATTCCTTTTTGCCCCGCCAAAATCACCATAAACAAGAGCACTACTCCAGCAATTGATGCGATTATGGGTAGTTTTTTGCTCATAGTTTTTTATTGGTTACTCAATCTTTCAAAGATGACATCAACCAAAGAACTGGTTAAGCGGTGAAATGTCGCCTTTATCCAATTTTCGCTTGTTGCCTGGAGATAAGTAGGCGTATCGGTTGTTGAGGCGGCAGATAATATATGCCATGTTGTTCCAGTAGCCAAATCAGTGGAAGATGTGGCAAAATATATCCTATATCCATCTGTCGTTGTATTGGTTACTAAAAACAACGAAATGGTATCTCCGTCTTGCTCTAAACAATCAGCAGTTAGGTCTGAAGCGGCTGGCAAACTCGTTGAAGCTGAGTCAACATCCAACGGGGCAAATTCTATTCTAATGTTATCACAAACATTTGCGGCAGTTAGAACAGTTGTCGTCCCAACGCTTATTGTTGTGGTTGCCCCACCAAAGATAACTCTTTGAAGATTTGTTTCCCCCTCTAATTGGAAACGAGCTGTAGAGCTTGCAGAATTTTTCCAATTTCCCGAACCATCAATAACTTCCGTTGTATCAACCGTTATTCCTTCCTTAAAGTCTTCTTGGATGTTATGAACTAAACCGCCAAGTGGAACCGATTTATTGAGAGCAATTCCTATAACCAAACCGATAACCAAACTAACAACGCCAACCAATAAGAATGTTAATGTTTTATTCATGGTTTTTGTTTTCATTGGGGCGGGCAGTTTCCCGTCCGCCCCTCAGATTTTAGTTAGATTTAGCTATCGGTTCTTATCTCCAATCTTCCGATTTCTTTCGTCCCCTGATTAAATGTTTTGACCCCATATACAAGTAAGGGCAAGACATTAGTTCCTCTCTTTCCTGCAGAAACAGTGGATGCCATCGCAACATCGACCATTGGGTCTGTCTGAATGGCGGCTGATATTCCGTTTTTCCTGCCAAATAATAATGATTGAATCTCATATTTGGCATCCCAAGTATCAGCCGATTCTGAACCAGAAGTGGTTGGGTTGGCTACTCCTTTGAATCTTATTTCCAGATAAGTCGCTCCGTCTACTGCCACCCAGTTCTGAACGGTTCTTTGATTAGCAGTTGAAAGGGAAACATAATTCGTATCATCGCCAACACCTCCTGCGTTAATCAAAGCAACGATGTTATCGATCGTTACTGCTAATGAAGTAGTTTGAAGAATATTACCAGCGACTGCTCCAATCACTGATTGGAAAGTGAAGGTGATTCCCTCAACGGTTATGGTGTCTTCATCAGTAGGATTATCGGCAGGAGTCCATCTGGCAGAGCTGGTTGAGTTGGTGCTTTTATACAGCTTCAATCCAGCATATTGACCGATATTGCCTGTTTCTCCCGTCTTGTCACCAAGTTGAGATTCTTTGCCTCCAATATACTGCCATAATTTGTTTCGGAATAACGAAGAAATCACAAGGTATCTCTCATCGTCAGGAACATTCTCGTTGTCTAAAATCTCGTTTATTTCTCCAAATACTTCAGCAACATTGGAAGTAGTCAAAGAAATTCCTTCTGTGGCTGTTCCTCCTAATTCCGAAGCGTCTATTTCATTGGCTGATTGAGCATTCCAAGCTTCATAAAGAATATCCCCATCGGCTATAATACCAAGTCGTCTTCCCGCTTCTTCTGCCCAAAGACGAACGGTATTATACTTGTTCTGTAATTTATCCACATCGTCTACATACATCAACAAAGCCTTAAGTTTGTTGAGGGTCAATTGGTCGCTGGAATATGTCAAATCTTGTGCTGTCAAAGCGGTTCCTTTCGTATAATCCTCTCCGACCACATCGGCTCGATATGGTCTATCAACGATTCTCCCGTTATTTTTAATAAGGGATTCTTCGCTGAAGTCAGTAATGGCACGAAAGATAATCGTTTTGTAAAGCTTAATTCCAGCATTTGCTGACCAATATGTAGGCGAAGCCGCTGTTAAGCTATTCGCCATATAAGTTTGAAGAACTATCAAGACCTCTCCTTTGCCGTTTTGTAGTCAATGACTTTCTGTTGTTCTTCTTGTGGCAATTTAGCAAATTCCTCATCAGAAATCTCTTCAGGGTCAATCATTTTCCCCCCCCTTAAAATTCCCTTTTTCCCCAATTCTCCACCTTTTTCATCGGCTGGAGATATTTCCTTATCAAGTTCCTGCTTTTTAAGGAAATATATCTCTTTAAGCGTTAAGTTTATGTAACGCTCATCAAAATAATGTTCTTTGAGTTTCGTTTCAATCGCCTTTATGTCCTCATCTTTAGCATAAGGAAATTCCTGTTTGATAAAGGGAACTACTTTTTCTTTGAAGCCCTCTGAATAGCGGAAATCTTCTAATTCCTGGTCTTTCGCCTTTTTTAATCCTTCTAAAGAATCTAACCTCTCGGTTAATTCTTTGGGAAGTTCAAATTTTGGCGTTTCACGAGGAATAGCAGAGAAAATATCATCAATCAATTCGGGGTCAACGACATCTTTATATTTCTCCTTTATTTCCACCAATTTCTTATCAACGGGATGTTCGGCTTTATTATCTTTTTTCGGTTCAGGAAGTTTGGTCTTTTTTAGTTCTTCTATTTCCTTTGTTAAATTATTAATGTTTTCCCGAAGCTCTTCGTCTTTTTCTTGCTTTTGTTTCTCCCGTCTTTTATCCATTTGAATCTTCCATTCGGGGATTCTTATTTCCCTGTTTTCGGGTTCTTCTTCCTTCGGGGTTTTTTCTTCCAATAATTCTCCGAATTTTGTTTTGTCTTCATCGCTTAATTTATCTTTTTGAGATTTAATAAGCGACTTTTCCTCTTCGGAAAGTTTATCGGATTCTTTAGCAAGAGCTGTTTTCAATAGGTCATCGGGATTTGGCTTCGGAGGCTCTTCATTATTAGATTTGGGTTCGCTTTCCAAACCTTCAAATTCATTGCCTTCTTTTCTTAAATCCTCGATAACTTTTTGAGTCGCTTCATCGGGGGACTCAATTGCCCTGTTTGTCTTCTGTTCTTGAGACATAGGTTTATTTGAAACTCTAAACTGGTTATATTTAAGGGGTGACCGACCCTCAAATGGTTTTAAGGATAAACTCTAACCTATTTTTTATTTAATTTCTTCTGGCAATGCTTGGGCGTATTTTCCTTTTAATGAATTTCTAACCGCTTCTTTTTGTTCGGGGTCTTTTCGGTTAAATTCCGATTCCAATTTTGAGGCATCAGATAACGGCAATACGGGACTAATCCATTGTCCTCTTTTACCAACAATTCGGCATCTATTGTCTCCGATTAGATGTAAAAGTTGAAATTTGCCATTTAATCGCAGAGAATTCCTACGCTTCTCATCATCTCTGGCTACTCTGCCAATTTGTTCTTCCGAAGCGGTAGCTTTCGCCCTTTCTTCGGTTTCTCCTGCTACTTTTTCGGTATTCTTGGGTTCTTCTATCCCTTCCTTTTCTTCTTTGTCTTTCTCTTCTAATTTCTTATCTAATGAATCCTGTAAATCAGATTTTGGAGCATTGTCATCGTATTCTATACCAAGTCTGTCCAATTCTTCTTTTATTTCTTCTTTTTTCATACTAAGTTTTTTTATATTAAGAAATATAACTTTCTTTATTCTGCTCAAAAAATTCTTCTTCGACCTTTACTTTTTTCTCTATTTCTTCAATTACTTTATCATTTCCAGCAAAAATGCCTAAAAACCATAGATACAATTCTTTCTTATCGATAATTCTATCCCGTTCTGTATCAGGTAATTTTTGCGATTTGGCGTGATTTAATAAATAGGTCATTTCAGCTACATCGTCTTTTAGTTTTTCTACAACCAGTTTAATTGACGGGGTTTCCCTGATTGAATCGTTAAGCATTTCACGCTCTACTTCTTTTCTCCATTCTCTCAAAGTTTCAACATCAGAAGGGTCGGCAGGATTGCTAAATTTACCTATTAAATCATCGATTCGTTTTATGATTTGTTTTGAGTTAGTCATTGGATATCATTCCAGCATTTGCCGTTTCTTTTTGTGGCATTGTTGGCAATTGATTATTTATTGGCTGATTATTGATTGGAGTTTGCCCCATTCCTCCTTGCATCATTTGAGTCCTCATTTCAAGCAATTGTTTTTCCTCCTCGTTTTTAGCCACAATTTCTAAATGCTGATAAGCGTATTCCATTAGTTTGGCGTATTCCTCCTCTGTTAATTCTTCGGTATCGGTGGCATAATCCCTTATCTTTTTCACAAAAGCCATATTCGCCCCACGATTAAGAGATGGTTGTTTTCCTAATAAAATCTCTTCAATCGCTTTAGCCGCCTCTGATAAAAGCTCGGCATCTGCCGATTCTTCTTTGCTCAAGGCAAACTTTATCTGGTCTTCGGTATATTCTCCTGTTCGCAATATTTCTTCGGCTAAAAATTTAGGACTTACTTGTATTTTCAGCTCAGGATCTTTAAGAAACCTATCTAAAGCATTAAGTCGTTTTGTATTTGCCACTTCGCTTATTTTAGCTTCGGTATTGACACTGGTGACCTGAATTTCCAATTCCGAATCAACTTCTTCTCGCTTCAATTCCTCTTCCTGTAACCCGCTTAAACCAATGAATCGCACCATAAACTTTCGGGGTGGCATAAATTGGCTTAAATTCGCCTTATATCTTTTAGCTATATTGATATGGGCTTGAGTATAAAACTTATTAAGTAATCCGAATCTATCAGCCGCCTGTTGGATATTGCCAAAATATATGCCAACCTTATCCTCTTCGGCTATCCCTGCTTGACCTGATGTCACGCCTGTTTTTTCTCCCATCAAATTGGTCAACCATTGGGCTAAATTCAGCGTAATATTGGTAGTGTCGGGCGTTTCCATTTTGGCGTAGGCAGAGTCCATCGACTCACCATCTTTAAGTCGCACAGAAATCACTCCATGTGGTCTGTATTCCAATTGAGCAGGATTTATGATTTTCTTGGCATTGTAAAAAATCATATCCCAGTTTCTCTTTTGGATATTGTCAAAGTTCTGATTTACCAATATTCTTAAAGCTTCTGCCACAGGTCTTATTCCATCAACAGGAGCACGGCATAAAAAATTGGTTGGGTTTCTTTCCGTATGCCAAACTATATAAGGCGATAATTCTGATTTATATATTTCTTTTAATGGTTTGATTCTAATCCAATGTCCAATTTCTTGGTCAAATAAAACATAGTAATCTTTGCCCTCAACCCTGGTTATTAACTCGGTTAGGTTTAAAATATCACTTCCTACATAACTATAATTCTCGGGGTTTATTCCTATTGCTAAAAATCTGTTCAGTTTATTTTTCCTTTGCTCTTGAACTAAAACTTTTCTTTGTTCGGTTGTTTGGGAAATAAGAATCTGAACTTGGGTTGAATCGTAAATACCTGCCTTCGCACCATCTATCAATTCTTGTTTTGATTTGAAAATGTTTAGTTGCCCTTTGAAAAGATGTTCATCTATATTCTTGCCTCCGTATGGTTCAAAAATAAAATCGTAGTAATCTATGGCTGATAGTTTTTGAAAATATGGATTTGACGAGGGGATTAATTTTAATGCCCCGAATCCACTAAAAATAGCCAGCTTTTTAGCGTCTAAATCAGCTTCATTGTATGCTCCTCTATCAGGAGCCGAATCTTTTTCCCACGCAGAAGTTATTTTTTTTGATGCTTTTAATGTGCTTTCCCTTCCTTTTTTGAAATCAACCTTGATTGTATCGTCTATTTTAGACATCAAGGTTTCCACAAATCCCTCCACAATCGGCAAGGGTATATTAAATCGTCCCTTCAGAGCAGGTTTTGTTTTACCCAAATAAGCATCTTCGCTCCGCTTGATTTCGTCCATTCGTGGCTGACGAAATTCAAGACAGGTTTCCACTTGCCGCTGGGAAATTTTGATTATGGTTTCTTTTGATGGCATATAAAAAACTCCGAAACTTCACCAACCAAAAAATGATTAGGAAAGTTTCGGAGTCGTAACCCCAGCTACTTGACCTTAGTCGCCAGCCACGATTTTTCAATCGTTATTCAATAATAGCATTAGCTCATACTATGTCAAATTTCCGTTTTTATAGGTAAATTTTGGAGTTATCCCCTTTTTGTTTTATTTTCTTTTAACAAAACCTCTTCGGGCATTTTAATTAAACCACAATTTATACATTTTATTTCTCCTATTTCTAAAAAAAATTCTTTCTTCTTGAATAATATTGAACCGCATTTCTGACAAATAACTTTATATTTATTCCTCATTTTTGGAAGTATTTTTAAGATATTTCAATTCAATTTCCATATAAAAGATTTTTAACCTGCCTAATGTTGATATTATTTTCCTTTGGGTTTCGGGACTAATTATTTTTTCATTTCTGACGATTTCTTCTGTCGCCTTTATGCACTCTTTCTCAAAATCATTTCTGATTTGAACAATCTCGTATTCAAATCCCCTATCGTATTTTTGGATTTCCAAATCCAATTTTTTGATTTTTTGTTCTCTTAATACTTCTTCTTTAATCTCTTCAATCTTATCATTCATTTTAGTAGTTTCATAATTTAATCTTTAGCTAATACAAGTATAAAAAGAAAAAATCCCACTACTATAATCCATACTGGAATATGAACCACAAAAATAAGGAACGCTATAATGCCCAATGGAAGTAACAATGGCATATTACATTTTGCCTAATTCTTCTTCAGTTATTATTCTATTGCCCCATTCGTCTATATTCTCGCCCCCCTCATATTCCGATTCTGCTTGATGGGGTGGTTGTTTGTATCCTTTTTCTTCTTCATTTCCCATCTGGTCTTCAATAATTGAAGCGTAACGCAAAATATCTGCGGCGTGAGAAGTAAAATCGTGATAAGGGGATTCAATAAACATTCCCCTCTTATCATCCCATTCTTGATGATATTGAGAAACATAATCAATCCACACTTGACAATTTTTTTCATCAACCCATAAATGATTCCACATCAACTTCGCTTTTCCAATTCCTTCGTCAACCGACAATTTTGGCACTTCTTCAAACTCTACACCCAACTCTTTAGCTGTTTGCTTTCTTGTTTTTTCAGTGGAAGCGTCTGTGGCGTTTATATCGTGTGGAGCAAAGTGTTTCCCATAAATATAGGGTTTTCTCCGTATTTCCTTAATAGCCGTTGGTATTCCTTCCTTGTTATCGCCTTCCCAGTAATCAATCATTCTTGTCTGAATACCCATTCTTTGGAAAAATCCAATCCCCATTGCCTGCCCAACTCCCAAATCCCAAATAGTATGAACTTTTAATGCTTGGTCGTAAGGCACGATCCCTATTCTTCCTCGCTTTCTGGCTAACGATATTTGGCTCAGATAATAAGCACCCTTAATTGCCGCTTCGGTTGACAAATACCATTCTTGGTCAAATTCTTCCTGAGTCATCATTCCTTGTTCTACAAGCCTTTTATCGTCCTCTAATGCTCTACGAAGAAGCAACAAAGTTTCATCATTCTCGGTTGTTAAAGTTTGGTCTATATCCTGCCAAATATAATCCCATTCTTCTGGGTTGGCTTTTGCCACTTCGTTTGTTCGGAATAACTGATTCTTTCCCTTAATAGTTCCAGCAAAAATAGCAAATCCTAAATGATCGGCTAAACTCTTTGATAATACTTCAGAAAAGATATTTGCTGGCTGTTGAGAGTATTCGTCAAATCCCAATCCCCAGAATGGAGCACCTCGCAAACTGTCGGGATTGTCTGCCCCGAATAACTGAATTTTAGCTTGGTTGGGGTATATTATACGCAAATCAACTTCATTCGCCTTGTGGGGTATATTTTTGGCATAAAACTTAAGCATATCCCACGCCACAAGTTTTGCTTGCTTATAGGTAGGATAAACTATTCCATAGAATCTATTGAGTAATAACTTCTCTAAAAGATTATCTGAAATTGTTGACATCAGAAACTTCATTCTTGCCCGTTCTCGAGCATCGTCTAACGCACACCTTTGCATGTGGTTGATTATTCCTGTCGTCTTGCCACCACGCCTATGAATAACTAATGAAAAAAATCTCTTATAGCTTTCGTGTAGCTTCTTCGCCCAATTTCGTGGTTTATAGGGCACAGTTATTTCTCCCATTTTATCGTCATCTCACTTTTATCAGTTTCTTTGCCCGATAGTAATTGAATATTCTTAATCAACTTATCGGTGGCATCGGCTAAATCACGATATTTCGCTTGACCTATTTTACCCTTCATTGCTTCAATCGCTCTATCTCTCTCTGTAATCAGTTTAGCAACTATTGGTTCTACCTTATCCTTAATACCCCTAAGAATTTCTGTTTGCTCGTAAGCGGTTTTTTTGGAATATCCCGATTCCAACATCATATCAACCATAGTTCTTGTGAAGCCCTGATTCCCTAAATTATCCGATATTAACTTAACAAGCTTTTGTTGGCGTTGCGTGTATCTCCTCTTTTTCATTTTTTTGCTTTTTTTATTAACGGCAAACCCTTTCTTGGCGTAGAGGCGTATTCTTTCAGTTGTTTTTCCGACATAGAGTGCATCATTGCTCTTGTGTCGGGATGAAGTTTTGATTCGGGCATCTTGCCTTGTTTAGCTGCTAATGCCATTGCCATTGCTCGTTGTTGCTTTTTAGAAACTGCTGGCATAATTTATACAGAAAATTATTGTTTTTATATTTTCCGACCTTCATATTTTATATTTTCCATTTTCAATCTCTTTAATAAATTCTCTTATTATCTTTATTTGTTTTTTATTTGCTTCTACCCATTTTCTCGTTTTTTCCATTCCTGCTAAATTGCCTTGTGAAGCATCTTGAGCCACCATTTCCGATAATACCCGATAATTCAATTCATTAGCAAGCAATGCCTGAATTTCATCGTTAAGCATTATGGTTAATAGTCCTGCCTGTCCTTCTTTTGTTAATTCCTTCATTTCGCTTAATCTTGATGTTTTAATGATTGGTGGTTGTTCCATCTTTTTCTTCAATTAAAATTATTTCTTCCCCATTTTTGCTGAATTTACTGACCCTGTATCTCGTTTCCAACAAATCTAAAATTTTAGACAATCCGATGTTTTGCTCAATGAGCAGGCGGATTTTTTCCTTTGGCTCTATAAATATGCGGTCTTGATTTTCCATAAATTAGTTATCTTTAGTTTATTTCCCGCTCTCTTTATTGATTGGAATGTGGATAACGCAGGGAACGACTTTATGCTTTTGGAAATGTTTAGAATTATCTTCTACCATCGCTTTGTCATAATAAATATGGAATTTTGAACCAAGCCCATAACCACAGATATTGCTATCATTTTCTACTTCTATTATCGCAAATGCTTCTGTTATTTTTTCTTTTTCATATCTCTTTGTTTTAAGGGGTTAGTCAAGATAACTTTTTAATTCTTCTTTTAATTCTTCCAATGTTTTTGCCGAGTTTATCATTTCTCTTATATCACTAATTATAATTTCTTTATCCCAAAACTTTTCATTAAATTCACTTAATACAACTTCAGCTTTATAATTGGTTTTAGACAATAATCCTCCAGTAATTTCACTATATACTTTTGGCACTTCTCCTAAGAGGAAATCGTAATCATAAATTTCTTTCAGAACCGCTTTCTCATCTAATTTTCCGTTCTTATAAAGCCAACTCCATTCAAGTTTTAATTTTTTCATACTTTTTAATGAGTGAGGTAGGTTATAATCTTAAATTTTGTTTTATTCTTGTATCCCCCCATCGTCAACGCCCTTTGCCACTTCGGCGGGCGGCTCGTCAGTCGGGATGAATTTTCTGACGACTTCAATTATCTTAATCAGCCCTTCTTTTCCTTTTCTTTGAATTATCTGACTCAAATCGTAGAAGTCCCCCTTACTAAGTTGGTCAATCGTTTTCGTTCTCGGCAATCCGTCCGCTCGATTATTCAAGACAAATAAAACTTCATCGCCTTCGTCCAATTCAATGCCTGCCCTCTTAATAGCCGTCTTGACCCATTCTTTCGCTTTCTCGCTAATCGGCATTTTGTCGTTTGTCGGCACGAATTTTGAGAACTTATTAACTTTGAATATCGGTTTCCAAGTATCGGGGTCGCCCGTGCCCATAAAATTATTCGTTTTATCGCTCTGGTTGCCTTGCTGGGGCGTTTCGGCGCCGGAGTTGGTGTCTTGTCCGTCTTCACTCTCGTTGAGTTCTATTTCGCCCATTCCGACAACGGCTTCAATAGCCCGTTTGGCGGCCCGGGTTTCACAAGTTGCAATCAAATCATGCGGAATATGCGCAAAATTTCTTTCGGCTTCCGAAACGGCCGCTCCTCTTGTCGCAAATTGTCCGGAAGGCAAAATTGCCTTGACCCATGCTTTCGCTATTAGATATTTATCGCCTCTTTTAATTTTCGGGACTGACCGGCCGTTAAAGAACGACCAAACACAGACATCGTTTTTGCATTCGTATTCCTCAAAGAACGATTTTAATACTTCAGTCGAAATTCCCCAAAATCTCGCTATCTTGCCGAATCCTGATTTCTTGGCTGTCAATTTTGTCGTTATTATTCCAGTTTTCTTATCTTTCGTCTTGATTTCCTGAATATCCTTTTCATCTAATAAAGCATTCAAAAATTCCTGATATTTTTTACTTGCCAATTTTATTTCTTCCACGCTGGCTAACGGCATAGAGAATCTTTTGACTGGCGTTATTGACCGGCTTTCCGGCAATTCAGTTTCGCCAATTATTTGAGCTTCTTCAACCTTAACCGGAAACTGATTATTTTTTTCCTCCGTATAGGGATTGAGTTTTTTTTCTTTTTTAGTTTTTGCCATTTTGATTTTTGGCTTGTATCATCGGCAGATTAACTCCTGCGAATAGTCCAGCTTCTCAGCGAAACTATCAACATTCGTTAATCTGCCTATGATAGAGAACCTGTTAATTGTTAAGACCTTTTAATTTTCTTCCTTGCTAATCGCCGCTAATTCCTGTTCCCGTTCAAATTTCCTTTTCTCATACCATCTTTCCAAACTGCCTAAATTCATTTCCGCGATTTCAAAACTTTCAGTGCTTCTCTGACATATCTCTTCGCCGTTTTCTATTAAGGAAATCGTGATGCCAAATTCATTTTCCATATCTTTAAAAGAACAATGTCTTGAGCAGCATCATTAGCACGACAAACCCTGTTCCCCACAAAAACCCTGTGGCAAAGACCTCATCTTTCAGCCGTTCGGTATATTCCCTGTTGGCGCTGTAAAATTTAATCATTGTTTTTTAGGTTAGTTATTTTGTCCGACCTTTAACCTGTCCGCCCCCTTAGGAGGCTGATAATCTCTAACTAAACAAATTCCTCCATCACCCATATCAATTTCTGTGATATTCCAGCTCTTTTCTTTATACGCAAAATAATATCCTGTTTCGCATTTCATATCGCCATACTGCCGAGAATTGCCAGACTGCTGAGAATTGCCAGACTGCTGAGAATTGCCAGACTGCCGAGAATTGCCATACTGCTGAGAATCGCCATACTGCTGAGAATTGCCATACTGCTGAGAATCGCCAGACTGCCA